ACGACGCTCTTCCGATCTGGTCTTGCACGGGTGTGCAGGGGGTGTCCCCGGTGGGGGTTGGCGGGTTTTTTACCATGGAATCAATGTTTTTGTGGTTTGTTGTTGGAATTTGATGTTTGGTTCGCTGCGATTGCCTTTGCTTCTGTTGCATGTTCTGCAGATGATTTGCCCGTTGTCGAGGGTGTTGAGTCCTCCCCTGCTGACGGGTGTGATGTGGTCGGCTTCGGGGCTGGTTGGTAGCTGGTGTGTGTCCCAGGTGATGGTGGCTCCGCAGAGTGGGCATTCGGTTTGGCCTTGTTGTTGGGCTTGGGTGATGAGTCGTTGCCGCCAGCGCCGGTGGGCTTGGCTGGCTGTGCGGTTGGTACGTGCCATGATGTGTCTGTTCCTCGCCTAGCCCTGTACGGGTCGTGTTTGCCTCTGTAACGGCCTAGAAGGTGTTGGGGGTATGAATACCTTGCCCTTGCCCTGCTGATCGATCCTAGGCCCTGTTTTGTTCGTTTGAGGGGGTGTTCTGTTGATGGTGGGGTGTTTGTTTTTCCCTCACACCCCCTGGCATGTGAAAAAGATCACATCGCCCCCCAGCTGTGTCAAAAGAAGAAGGACACGAAAGAAAAAAGGGGGGTGGGTGTGTGTTCGCGTTTCACAGCTTAGCGCTTGGCGCCTAGCGTTGAAGGACACAGGCTAAGCAGGAACACCTGACAGGTTTTTAAAGTCTTCTACATATAATATACACTTTAAGTCTTACCCAGTGTTAAGGGTGTTGGCGTGACACGCCGTACGCCTTCAGCCGAACACGCTAAGCCGTAAAGGGGCACGGGGTGTGAGAGTGTGGGGAGTGTACAAACCGGGAGCGTGCGACCGGTGGTACACGAGACACACGGTTGAAAGTCCATCAGCGTTGACAGCAAAAGGTTTCTCTTCTCCCCTGATGAAGAAAAGAAGAGAAGAGAGAAAGAACCAAAGAGAGAAGAGAAGTAAAGAAGTTAACCCTTTAACTCTTCTAAAACTTTTATAACTTATAAGCTTTAATACTTATATTATATTATTATACCTATAAGCTTTAAGACTTATAGGTTATCATAGTAAAGTTTAAGACTGATGGTTAACTTTAAGTACTTAAGGTTTTTAAAGTCTTATAGTTACTTTAAGTGTTTAAAGCTTATAAGTCTTTAAGTATTAATAGTTATTTAAAGTTTTAAAGTCTTAAACACTGATGTAAAGTTTATATCCTTAAGTGCTAAGCATTTAAGGTTTTATAGTTAACTTAACTGTTAAGGTTATATAGTTACTTTAAGACTTTAAAACTTTTATAGTAACTTAGATCCTTAAGTACCTAAGACTGATGCTGAGCCTTGGAGGGCTCAGCGCTAAGTGTGTAAGACTTAAAGTTTAACTTAGCTTTTAAGGTTTATATGTTTATTTAAGTGTTAAAGCCTTAGGGCTGATGCCGAGCCCTTGAGGGGCTCGGTGCTAAGCTATCAGCACCTTAGCGCTAAGCCCTTAGGTCTTTAAGTGTTTGGTAGACTGATGGTAAGCGAGGTTGGGAAGTGCGTTAGCACTTTCCGGCCTTGCGTCCAGCTGGCTACCTGTCCAGCCTATCATACCCCACCTGGGATGAGTCAAACTGGTGGTTTTGGCTCTATAGGCGGGTTTGAGGGGTGTAAACGGGTGTTTTTGGTAGTAAAGGTCCAAAAATTAAACCTAAACTTTTCCTTAAATTTTCTTAGAGTCTTGTAACCTTTGAGGGTGGTTCAGGCTGAAACCCCTAGTCAGAACGGGTTTCACTCCCGGACAGCTCTCACACCTTACTCTCGTGTCCTTTCCGAACACGCTAGGCCCATCAGTGCTGAGGGTGTTCCCTCAGGCTTTCGAGTACTCGTCGCTAGGGCTCCTCGTACTCTCAAGCCTTCCCTGATGGCGTGTACCCTTTTCATTGCTGTGCCTGTTCGGCTGTGCCTGCTCGGGCTGTCGGGCTGATGCCGAGCCCCTCAAGGGCTCGGTGCTAAGTCCATCAGTGCTAAGACCCTAAGGCTGATGCTCCCCCTCTTTCTTTTACCGTGTCCTTCTTCCCCCTTAGTATCCCACACTGTCCACATAGTTGAGGCTTAGCTAACCAGGATAGGGGTTGATGGTCTATGCCGAGAGGGTTGATCGTGTATGAGGCTCCTAGAGGCGTCTAGAATCGATCAGAATTGCTTGGGGGTATGAATACCTAGCCCCCACCCTGCAAGGCGCTCCTAGGCGTACCCCTGAAGCTTTAAACGGTATTTCTGGGCTACGCCCTCCATGCCAGATCGACAGAGTAGCCTTAAGGGTGTACACCACGTCAGGAGGATGTGATGCATCTCACACACCTAGATGATAGATCTTATGTCTCAGCGCGGCACCTTGACTCGCTAGATCATCTGCCACACCCGCTATCACCCAGACATACCCCTGAAACGCCCTAGAAGGCCCCTAGAATCGATCAGCAGGCCCAACCCTGTATAATCCTACCCCCAGAAGATTTCAGGCGCTGAGAGAGGCAATAAAGGCTTCAGTGACATCTGTCACACCCGACACACCCTCCATGAAACGCTCAATCCGAATGAGTGCAGCCTTGACTCCCGGTTGCAACCTACACACTCTAGAAACCACACCAACCCCCGGAAAGGAGCACACTCTCATGGATGGCACACTCATCACACCATCCTTCACTAGCCTCTACGGGCAGACAGAAATCAACCCACTCCACCCCGCACACCTGGCAGGATGTGACATAGGTAACACCCACACGTCTATCATCTGCCGCCTGCACCGTGCCAAAGTCGAAGAAGCCGTACGACTCATCCGGCCCCTGTGGACCATCACTCTTGACGGTGCAGTGTATGGGCCACGCAACTGGCAGCCACTCACCCCAGATGAGACTGAGGAACTCCACGACATGATCGACATGATCGACCTCGACGCCATCATCGCCGAATCCACACGATAAAACCATCAACACACCATCACCAGAAAAGGAATCATGATGCAGAAGATCGCCAACCACTTCACCCAGCTCTACACCCCCGCCAGCTACGACTGCCCCACACCCTTCGATCTGACACGCTTCGAAAACCTCTCCTGCGACCACCTCGATTTTGAGGGCCTCGCCGAAGCCTACCGGCAGAGCGTAGAGATTGAACTCCACAAGCTACGCCCCGACACGTTCATCGCATCCGATGGCACCGTGTTCAGCCATGACGAGTGGAAGCCACTCACTGACGGTGAAGCCACGCAACTCTACTGGAATGTGAGCCGCATCAACGTAGGCCATCTACTCACCCTGTGTGCCCGATAAAACCCCAAGCCAAACCACATTCGCTCACAATCGTTGAGCGCAGCCTTGACATGGGCCACCGCCCACACCATGATTAATCATGTCAGCAACGAACAACACCCCAGAAAGGGGACACAAAACATGAACAAAAAAAACGGCTACACCATCGCCGGAATCACAGCCGCCATCATCGTCGCCGCCTCATTCATGCCAGCCCCAGACGACAACCCGCCACTCGCATCCCAGCCAGCCCCACAGGCCACCACAGCCAACACCAGCTGGACACCACAAACCGCCCAGCAGCGCAAAGCCGAGAAAGCTGCACGGCAGGCAGCCGCCACCCGATCCCTGCAAGCCGAGCAGGCCAAAGCCCACAAGCAAGCCCAAGCAAGGGGTGAAGAAACCGCCACCGGACTCACCATGATTACGGCAGCACACACCTGCAACCGCAAAGCCGAACAACAGGCCGCAGCACACGGTGTCAACTGGAACGGCAACCCAGACATTGACCTCATCCTCCACAAAATTATTGGTAAAGACACCTTCTCCATCGTCTACGGCGCAACCGCGAAACAGCCCGGCGCATCCAAACTACCCGTCACCGTCCACTGCCTCGTCACCGGAACAGAAGACCACCCCAACGTCACCGACCTCAACATCAACCCGCAACAGTAACCCGCCAAGGAGCACCCCATGCCCCTCATGCCAGACTACATAGCTAGAGTCGGCCTCTCAGATGTCACACACATAATCCACGGCGCCGAACTCTCACTCCGTACAGCCACCGACATCGCCTCCCGCATCAACACCCTCAACCCAGACATCAACCTCCACAACGAAATAAACACATTACTGGAAATCGAAACACAACTGTATAACATTTATAAAACCATCAACCGCACAATCGAGGAACAGTCATGAACACACCCAACAACAACATTGAGCTACACAGCTACGAAACGTTCTTCACCACACTGGCATGGATACAAGGCGCCATCATCACATGGATGTACGCAACCGGCACCAACCACAAGGCAGCTCTCGCCATCATCGCCGCATGCGCCCTCGCCACCCTCCTAGGCGCATCCACCCTCACCAACAATCCCCGCAACACCAAATGATCACAACACCTATCATTATTGCTGAAACCCTCGCCATCATTATCCTCGCCGTAGCACTCGCCCACAACAACAACCAGTAACCCCAACCAAGAAAGGCACACACCCTCATGGATGAGCCAACCCGCATGTACACCGACCCCAACAGCGGTGCCCGAAAAGAATTGAAACTTTGCAGGCTCTCCCTCATCGACCCCGCAGCCTTGCACGCCCTAGGCTCTGTGGCAGGCTACGGTGCCACCAAATACGGCGACAACAACTGGACCGGAGGATACCCGTGGAGCCACAGTGTCGACGCCCTCTACCGGCACCTACTATCATGGCAGCAAGGCAACAACCTCGATGACGAATCACACCTGCCGCATCTAGCCCATGCAGCCTGGCACTGCCTCGCACTCCTCGCATACCAGCAACACCACGCCGGCCAAGACACCCGCAACCCATGGAACAAAAGCGACAAGTAATGCCTCTAGCACAAAAACCATCCACCATCGACCATCCAGGCCACATCTCCTACAGTTCACTCACACAGTGGGCCGAATGCGGAGAAAAATGGCGCCTCCAACACGGCTACCACGCCCAACACCACACATGGTATGCAACCATCGCCGGAAGCGCCATACACCACATCACCGAACAGTACGACCTACACCTGTACAATCCCGCCGAATACCCTGCACTGCCAGACAAACTCGCATCCTTCAAAAACATTTTCGCCACACAAGTAGCCCTCGCCGAATCCGAAGGCACAGAAATCAAACCCTCCGGGCGACAATGTAAAAACATGTGCGAAAGCGGGGGACCCAACAAGAAAGACTACGACTGGTGGATACTCTACGGTCCAGTCTTCGTGGACAGGTGGAAACACTGGCGAAACAGTCACCCCGAATACGAAATCGCTATTATCGACGGCCAACCCGGCATCGAATACCCGGTAGAAACCACCCTCCAGGACGGCACCCAGATCGTTGGCTACATCGACCGCATCTTCACCAACACCAACACCGGCGAAACCTTCATCCTCGACCTCAAAACCGGCCGTCTACCCGCCGACAGTATGCAGTTGCACACCTACCGGTACATGCTCAACCAACACGACATCCATGTCACGAAAGGCATGTTTTGGACACCCGCATCAACCAAAACAGACAAACAGTCCGCCAAGCAGGGAACGGCCACCGAACTGTACGATCTTGACAACAACACCTACCGGCATGTATCATCCATGTACAGTCAAGCAATGAAAGGAATCAGCCAAGGCATCTTCGTACCCCACGTCACAGCACTCTGTAAAGGATGCCCCGTCAGAGACGCCTGCTGGGCTGTCAACGGGAAAGACGCCTACAGGTACCCGGTAGAAACCACCGTACAGCCACCCCAAACAGACAATAAAGAAAAGGACACCAAATGACCGACAACACAGACGAAGACCGATTCACGATCACCCTCAAATACGGCGGAGACTACGCCGCACCCTGGACTGTCATCCGCGGAGACACCGCAGACGAAGTCAAGAAAGCCATCATCGACCTGTTAGGCGGACTCAAAAACAGCTCCGCGGCAAGGAACTGGGACCTGGCAACACTGATCGCCACAGCATCCATCATCCTCCAAGACCGATACAACCAGGCCGCCAAAGACTACGTAGACAATATCGCATCAAACGAAAACACCATCGTCATCGACAAAATTAACAATGCCACAAGCAAGGCACAGCTAGCCGACCTTCTAAAACAGTACAAGAAGACCATCACTAGTAACAGTGACGTGTCAGAGGCGTTCCGCAGCAAACGAAACAGCCTCACCCGATAAAAACCGACACAAACCAACAAACAAAACAACACAAACAGTAAAGGATACAACAGTTATGGGACTCGCCAACTACCGCAACAACAGCAACAGCACCTTCTTCAACCCGTCCCGAAACCAGGACGCCACCGCCATCGCCTTCAAAGTCCACGACGTAGAACACAACACCGAAGGCTACGGCGGACAAACCGCAGACCGCATCTACGCCGATGTCACCATCTTCCACACCCTCGACGACCTCAACAACGACACCCCAGAAACCATCCCCAACGCTATTATTGAGAAAGCACGCGGCAACAACGACCGCCCACACTCCATGATCCGCGATCTAGAGGCATACCTTGGCGAGGAGCAGGCCTTTAAACTCGCCACCGTGCGCACCAAAAACGGGTTCAACGCGGTCGTGCTCAAACCCCTTGATGACGCCATCTACGATAAGGTTGCCGAATATGTAGACAAGCGCGATAACGGCCAGCTAGACGACACCACAGCCTCTACTGACATCGATATCGACTCCATCTGACCAGCCACACAACTACCGATAGATAAGGTCCCGATGCTCTCTCTACAACGATCCTTCGAGAGAGCCTCCCAAACCGCAGCCGAGCTGCCCCGCATACCCCAACTAGAACCCCTCTACAACAACCTGGACATGCACATCCACAAAGGGGACCTAGTCATGATTGCGGGGCGGTCCGGCAGCCAAAAATCCGGGCTAGCCATGTTCATCACAGCGATGCTCAACCAGCCAGCCCTCTACATATCAGGGGACATGACACCCTGGGAGGCCTCCACACGAATCATCTCCCTCAACACCCAACACACCACCGCCCAAATACAACAAAACATCGACGACTACGGGCCAGAATACTATCGAGACAGCATCCACCACGGCGCACACATCACATTCTCATTCCAGTCACCCATCACCTGGACCGACATCACCATGGAACTGCAAGCCTACATGGAAATGTGGAACACCTTCCCACCCATCATCGTCATCGACAACCTGATGGACATCCAAGACTGCGAGAGTGACTACCAAGCCCAACAGGAAGCCATGCAATGGATCACAGCATTGGGCAGGGATACTGGCTCCACCATCATCGTCACACACCACGCAACAGACAAAACCGGAACCGACATCGAACACCCGCCAGCACGCCGCGAAATCAAAAACGGCCTCTCCGAAAAACCACAACTCATCCTCGGAGTCTCATTGTATGGTGGCGAGGATAACGGCAACGGGCTCACGATACCGGCCGAGGCACGCATCGCCGTCCTCAAACAGCGCACCGGCAAATCCAGTCCTGACGGCACCCGATACGAGAGACTACGAGCCTACCCCGAATACACATTCTTTGGGCCCCTCGCCGAAAAACAGCCATGGAACATGACCGAACACCACAAAGGACTATCATGTCGACACAGCAATCACGCAACCGCCGGGCCGGAGCCGAATGGGAAACAAGACTCCTCCACCAGCTACGCGACACCGGCTATGATATAGAGCGCCTCCACCTCAACGGTAAAGAGGATGAAGGCGACCTCATCCTCAAAACCGGCAACAAAACCTATGTGATCGAAGCCAAGGCGGGCCAACCCCACCTCGCCGAATTCGTGAAACAAGCCAGCCGGGAGGCACGCAACTACGAAACCCACCGAAACCGCGAAAACCAGTCCGCCATCGGACTCGTAGTGATGAAACAGCGCAACAAACCCTGGAGCGAAGCCTATGTGGTATCAACCCTCAACGAGCTCCTCCCACACCTCTGACACCTGCCGCCTCCTCGACACCTACCGGATACGGTACAATCCGTCCCGAAACGAGCAACACATCCTTTGCCCGTTCCACGACGACCACCAGCCCTCCATGAGCATCAACCTCGACAAGGGCGTCTGGTACTGCCACACATGCGGTGTCGGAGGCGGACTCGCCAAACTACAACAACGATTAGAAGAAGAAAACCCGAATGTACGACAGCATACGCCCATACAACATTGCGGAACGCCGCCGAATCCAGAAAGCCTCGGCCCTCTACGAAACCCATCTCGAAAACATACTCGACCTGCTCTCAGCGCGAGGCATCAGCGAAGAAACAGCCCGCTACCACCACCTTGGATACATCGACAATGACCCTATCCCCGGCCACGAAGACTACAACCAGTGCATCACCATCCCATACATGTACCCCGTTTGGGGCGGCCCAGCCGAAATACGAAAAATGCGTTTCCGCTGCTCACTCCCGCACGACTGCAAAACCCACAACCACCCCAAATATTTGACACCGGCCGGGGACACAGGCTCCATCTACAACATGGCCGCCATGGCCAACCCGGCAGCCGAAATGCACATTTGCGAAGGCGAATTCGACTCCATGATTCTCGAACAATGCGGATGGTCGGCCGTAGCACTACCTGGCGCCACCTCGTGGCAAACCTTTTGGACCAAATTCTTCGAAGGCTACGACCACATCTACATCTGGTCCGATCCAGACCCCGCGGGAGACAAGATGGCCCAAACCCTCCAAACCGCACTCCCCCAAGCCGTGCATGTGCCCCTCACCCTGGGGGATGTCACAGACACCTACCTGCAGGCCGGAAAAACAGGGTTGACACAAGCACTAGACACTGTGCTACAGTAAAACACGTCAACAACACGAAACCAGAAAGGTACACTAAAACATCATGGATCCCCTCGACACGTGCCCCATCCCCAACCGGCGCAACACCAGCCAAACAGCCAGGAGGCGTATCCGCCTCGCCATCTGTGCAGAAAAATGGGCCGATGGTGAAGACCCACTCCGCATCATGCACACCTGGGGCACCACCTATGATGGGATGCGATCCATGATCCGCGCCAACCCCGACATTAAACTACCCAACGACATGGCCAAACGGTTACACAAAATCTGCCGGGAAGCCTACCCCAAAAACCAGCCCAACAGGCACCGAAGCGGATGGGACGCCTACGAGAAAAACTACTACACCCACGAAATCCTCTTCCTCGACCAGTTCAACGTGCCAGCCATCGACATGCTTAAACGACTCGACGTGTCGTGGACAATGTGGAAACACATCATCAACGAGCAGCACCTGACCCGGCTCCAGCAGGAGACCGACAACGCCTGCCAGTGGGCGAACCTGCGAAAACAGCACCCCGACAAGACCGATCAAGAAATCACTCAGATGATGTACAGTAACCAGGTGACGTTTAGCAAGGTGATGAAAACCATACCCGCATAAACACTCATGACACCTGCATAGTATTTGCACACTCTTTCACAAATGGGAGACATGATGGTTACTAAAACCCAACACTTGATCGACACGAACGGAAACAACAACAACGATGAGTTTCCCGAACACCTACAAGACGTCATGTGCGGCAAAACACTCCACCACACCGACGGAACCGTAACGTGGTGCACCCGCAAACCAGGACACGACGGCGACTGCCACACAGGATTGCAGCCCACCACACAACCCCTAGGACATCATGGCAACCAAAACTGAAACCCTTATTCAACGCTACGGCCGCAAAGCCGCAGACGTCCTCGCCGACAAAACCATCCCCGCTACACAGCTAGCCCGAATGCTCACCCAGGCAGGATACCCCATCTCCGCCACCGTTATTAAAGACTATCGCCGCAAACAAGCCAACACCACCCAGAAAAAAGAAGAAGAAAACCAGTGATAGACAATATAGACCGGCTACTCACCCAGCTAGCCCAACACAACAACGATGCAGACACCATCTGCGACAATATAGCCAACGGCACCGTACGACGAACACGCATCTCCGAATGGACACTCCCCAACGGAGAAACAGGCCGATCCATACAAAAAATCATCGACCACCAACCCGCAACAAACCCCTACCCGGTCGACGAACTCGTCGATAAACTAGCCGAATGGACACCCCCAAAACCAGACACCCACACTCGCAGCAGCAACGACACGGCCTTCGTCATAGGGGCAGGCGACTTCCAAATCGGCAAAGGCATCCCCGGAGGAGAAACAGCACACTTCGCAGACGACTATTTGCGCTCCCTCACAGCTACCAAACACTACTGGCAGCAAGCCGGCAAACCCGAACGAGTCCACATCGCATTCCTCGGCGACATGATCGAAGGATACGTGTCACAAGGAGGCAACAACGCCTGGCGCACACAAACCCCGCTCACCGAACAAATCAGGCTCACCCGCATGGCCATGATGCAACTCGTACACATGTTCGACCACTGCGCCAACGTCACCATCACCTCCATCCCCGGCAACCACGGAGAAGCCGTACGATTCGGTAAAGGCGTCACCACCTACGACGACTCCTTCGATGTGGACTGCTGTCGGGCCATCGCAGAAGCCTACCAACTCACCAACCACTACCCCAACCTTCACTTCCACTTCCCCAGCCGAGACGAAATGACCACCACCGTTGAAGTGGCCGGCACACAAATCCTGCACGCCCACGGACACCAATGGCGCACCGGCAAACACTACGAATGGTGGCGCGGCCAAGAATTCCACAACGGCACCACATCCCACATCCTCATGGCCGGGCACCGGCACCACCTAGAAATCTCCGAACAAGGACAACGCACCTTCATCCAATGCCCATCCATGGAAGGCGAATCCGTCTGGTACCGGCACCGCACAGGCACCACCGGCCACCCCGGACTCGTGTGCTACACTATCAACCATAAAACACCAAACAACTACCAGATAGCCAGGTAACAGTGCCATGAGTAGACGACCAACCAAAGTAGAACAAGCCACCACCGCATCGTGGGGGTGGGGAACCCCCCCCCCCCAGCGTCAGCTACACAAAGCCTGCACCAACATTGCGCGCCACTACCCGGCCGTCAACCCCGACGACCTCTACCAAGACGCACTCCTCTACATAGCCGTACGCAACCAATACCACCAGCTCACAGGCAACCAGTGGACCCAAATGTGCTACCGTGTAGCCCAACGACTAGCAAATAAAACAGTCCAACACCTAGACCTACCCAAACCGGTACAAGAAATCACAGCCATAGCCGACAACCAAACCAGCAACTAAGGAGAACCCCCAATGGTTACCACCATCCTCGACGACGGCACCCAAACCACCAGGCTACAAACAGTAGGCGCCACCACCACCGCCATCATCACCAACACAGAAACACCCGAAACCATCACAGCCAAATACACCATCAGCAAAGACGGCACAGCCACCTACAGTATCAGCGGAAACACCTATTTGGGAGACCACCAACACATTATCAAACTCATGTACGACTACTGCCACTGTGTGGGACGATTCGACACCACCAACACCAGCAACCCCGACGACTTCGACAACCTGTTCAGGGGATGACACATGAACAGAACCTACGCCACAGCCGACATCATCCAAGCCGCACAATGGATCTGGAACGGCGGCCCATGGAAACCCTCCGTCGAACCGGGCATGCCACCACCACCAACCGCGCCACAACACCACGGCAACAACATCGTCTCCATGATCGATTTGCAGCTAGCCATCGACGACTACACCCTCGCCTGTGAACCATCCAAACAGAGGAAACACTTAGCCAGGCTAGCCGCATTCCGTGAAGTATACGGGTACGATCAAACCTACGCCACAGCCGCTCAGCGACTCGGAGTCACCCGGCAGACAGTGAAACAATGGGCAGACCAAACACTCATCACCCTCACAGGATACGCAAACAGTAGATACTATCCAGACGATAGCGACGACAGCACAGGGATGAAATAAAACCATGAACAACAACGAATCATAGAATACTATAGAACACAAAAATAGTGCCCCAGCAGCAACCACCACACAATCGTGGCAGCACCGCTGGGGCACACACACATATTCACTTATCATTCAATCAGGCTCTACCGTGCCAACCTCCGACTCGGCTGCACGCCGAGGCTCATAGCCGGCAACAAGATCAGCATCATCTGTCGGCTCGATCATGCCAGGATCCGACACATCAACCATGTGCGGCTCAACCATGCCCCCATCATCGGGTGGAACAAGCCCAGCATCAACAGGCGTCACCTTCGGCTTACCGGCCACAAACGTCGGATTACCAAACGAAGTAGCCACCGACAACACAGCAGCCACCCCGGCCGTAATCAGGGCAGACTCCCACGGCAAACCCCGAAACGACTCCGCCGTATAAGTCACACCCGCCGTCACACCAAGCACAGCAACAAACGTTTGCACAAAAGTTTTCAGGGCACGCTCAAACAGACCCAACCAAAACTGTTTACCCACCACAAACCACCATCACTTTTTCAAACCATTAACAGTCGACTCAAGCCTACTGATGCGGCTGCGACACTCCAACACGTAATACCAGACACTCCACAAAGCGTCTTTTGTGCGCCACAGCTTCCCCGTCACCGGATTCTTCACCCACGACAAGGCCTCCACACGGCGCGCCAGGTCACCATTCTGCACCTGCACCACACCAACATCATGGTGCAGCTTATTCACCGAACCAGTAAGCTGAGCAGACAATTGTTTAATCTGATCATGCAAGGCTTTCACATCAGCCACAGTTAACTCCTCACTATCTCCACTGCCGCCGTTGACAACGGCCATAAACCTGTCCCACGGAAACCAGGGCCCCGGATCATCGTGATCCGACTGATGCCACGCATCCGTAACATCCACGTGGCCGCACACACCCCGCCTGCCAGCCTTCAAATCGGCAGCCGACAGTTTCCTTTTCGGAACATTATACTTGTCACACAACTGTCGTGTAAGAACAGCCGCCTTCTCCACGGCAGGCCACACGCGAGGATCAAGCCACTGCTCCCGAGTGTAAGCATGTCCCGGCACCCGGAACGAGGCGTGCGAACCCCCATCCGCGCAAATCTCTATACCCAAAGAATGCGGATTCGGCGGGGCATGCCAACCAATCGTAGACTCCGACAGGCACTGCACCGTCTCCCCAATATCACACACATAATGGGCAGAACCGCCCGCCGATGGGGAAGCGAAATAGTTTGCTGTAGACACCGCCCGACCCTTACGGGAAGCAGACGGAAACCCCACATCCGGGCACGTCGCATGAATCACAACCCTGTTCACCGGACTATTAGAGCCGGCCGAGTGATGCGCCGCTGGAATAAACCTCACCGCATGTCACCACCAAACACAACCAACATGAGTAACACCCTTCCCTTGTCTTGTTTATTTGCGGGATGATACGGTAACCACAGGTGACGGGGCCACACCCTCACAGGCCGCAGAACCCGATACGGTAGAGACTGTACCGTCACTATATTTCACAGCCAGGCGGCCCCCAGCACAGTACACCGATATCACCGAGCGCCCATCCTTACCATCCTTACCGTCCTTGCCATCCCGACCATTCGTGCCGTCAGCACCGGCAGAACCCTGCGGACCCTGAGGCCCTACAGGGCCACGCTCACCCTGTGCACCGGCTACACCAGGGGGACCGGCAGGACCATCCTTGCCATTCACACCGTCAGCACCGGCAGCGACATCCCTACCAGGCACACCATCACGGCCATCAGCACCAGCACGACCCGGAACACCATCCTTGCCGTCAGCGCCAGGCAACCCTTGC